CAGCGGCCGGCGGGCCTGGTCGTACGCGGAGTCCTCGAGGAGACGCGCCTGCCCGACGGCGCGGCCGGCGAAATTCAGGATGCCCTCGTGCGCGCCGGGGATGAACACGATGTCGGCCTGGTCGAACGGGTGCCCGTCCGGGTCGGTGAACCCGACGCCCGGCGTCCAGTTCCACACGTCCCACGGAAGGTGCGCCATCGACTGCGGCAGGCCGACGGGCCGGCTCGCCGTCGAGGCGTAGCGGGAGGTGATCAGCCATGCCGACGCGCCGTAGAACACCAGGTCATCGGCGGTCCAGAGCATCCGCTGATAGGGGGACTGGCCGTGCAGGCACAGCTCCCGGACCCGCTGCGGATCCAGTGTGCCCAGCTGCCCGTCGGTGGCGTAGGTCCACGTCGGCTGGTCGGGGTCGGGCAGCGGGGTGTCGCCGACCAGGACGTGCAGTGGAAGGCCGGCCACCGCGCCGCAGGTCAGGTGCCGGGCCCGGGCGTACGCGGGGACGGACATCGCCACGGCCCGGGACGGCGGGAACGACGAGAGCGCGTCGACGCCCAGGACGTCGGACCACACCACGGCGTCCAGCTGCGAGGTGGTCCACGGCTGCACCTGCACGTCCAGGCGGGGTACGCCGTTGATCGCGGCAGGCCACAACGCGGACCACTTCACCGCGTCACTGTCACCCGGCGACGGACCCGCCGCGTAACGTCAGCGCCGTCGACGGGACAGGGCGGGACGGGGTGGGATTGGTTGAGACTCCCGAACCCGTACGGGACGCCGCTTCTCACCGTCGAGGTCGCCGGGCAGCTGCTCGGAATGTCCCGGCCGACGTCCTACCGCGCCGCACGGGACGGGACCCTACGGACCACTACGGTCGGCGGACGGATGATGGTCCGCACCGTCGACCTGTACGCCTTCCTCGGCCTACCCCTGCCGCCCGCAGGGCCGGCGCCTATCGTCGCCCGCTGACGGCCAGGACGGCCGGGCGGACGGGTGCCGGCGGCCGGTGCAGGTCGGCCCACGCCGCCCAGGTCGCCGCCACCAGTTCGCAGATCGGCGCGGTAGCCAGCCGGCGCGACCACACCCAGGCGCCGTCCGCGGCCGGCCGGGTCGCCGCGGCGTCGACGGCGGCGTCGAGTTCGGGCGCCATGCGGTAGGTGATCCGCGGCGGTGCGGCGCCGATGCCGTCGAGGAACGACTGGCAGGCCGCGGCGTAGGTCTGCGCCGAGGTCGGGAACAGGTCGACGCCGGCGCCCTCGAGCTGGTCGGCGAGCGCGGCCGACGGGCCGTAACGGTCGACGACGACGGCGGCCGGCCGGTGCTTGCGGCGGAGCTCGAGGATCGCGGGCACCGCCCAGTCGACGCCGGGGTCGGAACGGACCACCTCGAGGACGCCGTCGTTGCACGCGATGATCGCGGTGCGGGAGCGGTCGGCGGCGACGTCGGCGGCGAACACGGGCGGGCCGGGCGGCAGTGGACGCACTGCGATCGCCCTAGCCCACAAGGCCGGCGCGATGACCCGTTCGGCCGTGGCCGTCCACCGGTTCCCGTACGCCCGGGCGTACTCGCCGGGAAGATCGGCGAGGATCCCAGCCTGCACGTCGAGGAAGGCGCGGTCGATGGTTTCGCCGACCGCGGGATGCCAGCCGGCGAGCTCGTCGACGTCCAGCGGGTCGACGTCGTCCGGGATCGAGTACTCGAGGTAGGTCACCGACGGGTCGCCGGCGCGGCCGCGGTCGACCAGGCCGCGGAGGAACGTCGAGGAATCGGTACCGGCCGTCGACACGATGAGGACCTGAGCGCCGGGCCGGGTCGCCTGCGTCGGGCCGATGGCCTGCATCAACGCCTCGCCCCGGTCGGTGTCCAACGTCCACGCCTCGTCGACGATCACGAGGTCCGACTGCTCGCCGTGCAACGCATCTCGGGTCGGCGGGAACGGGCGCAGCTGCGCACCCGACGGGAACCGGATCCGCTCGGCGCCGTTGGTTCTGGTGATCTTCACCGCCCACGACGCCGGGACCGCGCGGACCAGCTCGTCCCACTTCTCCCGGGCGGCCTGCCCGGTCTGCGCCGTGTACCAGACCCGGGCCGGGCGGCGGGCCGGCAGGACGCAGCGCAGCGCAGCCTCGGTCAGCGCGAACGTCGTCTTACCTGCCTGCCGAGGAACGGTGACCACGACGAACGGGTGAACCCGTAGCGCGGTCGCCGGGTCGTGCTCACCGATGACGTCGGACGCCCGACGCTGCCAGTCCATCGGCGGCCAGCCCAACGCCGACCCGACGATCCCGGCCCGGGACCCGTAGGACGGCAGGTCAGGCCGGGTCGGTGTAGCGAACCTGGGCCGGACCATCGTTGGCTTTCAGCTGCTCGGCGAGCTCGGCCCAGGCATCACGGTCCGGCGCGTCCCGCAGACCGAGCATGACCTGAACCTGGGCGAGCGCGAGGTTCGCCCGGGTCGCCGCGCCCAGGTCGCCGGCGGCCTCGGCCCGGTCGATGGTGTTCGCCAGCGACCGGACCTGCCGCGCGGCGAGCTCGTCGACGTCAACGCCCTGCAATTTCCACTTCCGCAGGGTCGCGATCGCCTTACGCTCCACGGTGCCGGTCGGCTTGACGGGCATACCGAACAACGCACCTTGCGTTCCCCTACGCTGCGTCACCACGACGTCGAGCCTAGACGGGAACGCAGGAGAATCTTCGGCGCAGCGGCCGATCGGCCGGGCCTCGCCCATTCTGGACGTGGGAGGGAAAAAGGCAGCTTTGGCGGCTGCCAGCGCGGTCACCGATCAGAAATTATTGGTGGAAACTCCACCGGGAATGTTGCAGCTTCACCATTCCCGCGATGGAACGGCTCGCCGGCGTGGTCCTGGCCGGTCCCGGTTCCCGCGGCTGGCGTTGCAGGGCAGGCAGGCCGCGGCCAGGTTGCCGAGATCATCGGATCCGCCGCGCGATCTCGGCACGATATGCTCCGCCGTGGTCGCCCGCCCGCCGCACCAACAGCACCGGTACCCGTCGCGGACCAGCACCGTCGCAGTGAGTTTCGCAGCCCGTCGTCCGTTCCAACCCGACACCCGTTGAGCGTAGGTCAGGGGTGTGGGTGACCCCCCCAAAGGCCGATCCCGTCGTCACCAGCCCACGGCACGCCTCACGCCCGGCCGTGTCGGGCCGGGTCGGTATCGGTATGCGACCACCCGCCGTGGCCAACAGCGGGCCCACCATTCCCGGTGACGGTGGATTACTGGACGGATCGAATGCCGGGACGGGCGCTGGGTAACGTCGGGCTGCCCGTAATAACGACGGTGAGCCGGCGGCGGAGGCCGGGACTATTGCGCGGCATCGCCTCCCGACATTTCGCCGATGTCGGCGGCCAGGCGGTCACGCACCCAATCGGGGTGCGGATCCAGGGGCGGGCCGGCGGCGATCGCCACCGCGGCGACAACAGCCGCCCGAGCACGCTGACGGCCTTCCCACCAGCGCACCAGGGCGCGCTCGGCCCGGCGGGTCATGAGCGACGGACGCCCTCGCCGGCGGCGCGCTCGGCGTGATCCAGCGGCCGCTCATCGTCATCGTCGTCGAGTGGCAGCGCGGGATCGGCGTCGACGACGTTCTCGAGGCGCAGCTGACCACACTTGTGGTCGACGCCCTTGGATTTCATCACCGGGTGCAGCGCCGAATCCTCGTCGGTCACAACGAGTTTCGCGCCCAGCCATAGCCCGATGTCCTGCCGCTCATGGCAGCGCGGACACGCCACGACGACGGTGAGGAACCCGGCGTCGAATGTCCGCGGCGTCATGCCGCTGCCTCGGCCAGGGACAACACGAACAGCGTGTGTGCGTGGTCCATCACCGCGCGGGCATCGGTGACCCGGATCTGCCCGCCCGTCCGGTGCTGGACCGAGAGCAGCACGAGGCCGTTGCACAAGGCAACGAGCTCGGCCTGGACCTGGGCGCGGACTTCCCGCCGATCGCCGGCCAGTCGCGCGGCGATCGCCCGGCTGTTCACGACGCGACCGCTTCCGGTTTTTCGCCTGCGATTGAGGCTGCGAGCACGTCAGCCCGGCGGAAGATCCATGAGCCGGTACGCCCGGGCAGCTTGATGCCGACCAGGCGGCCACTCTTGATCCATCGGAAGATCGTGACGCGGTTGACGTGGACCAGTTCGGCGGCTTGAAGGGTGCTCAGCCACTCCTCGGGACTATCCATAACCGCCGAAACTAGATCTCTGCATGGTTGATACGAACTAGGCGCGCCGGTGAATCTCCGGACGTAGACCATGCGATGCGCTAAGTTGTGCGCATGACGCTGCCCAGTAGGGAGGCCGGCCGAGTCCCCGTGTGGACGGTCGGCGATTACATGCGCAAGGCCAGGGAGTCAGCCGGCCTGAGTCAACCCGAGCTTGCCGAGCTCATCGGTGTGTCGCGGTTGACGATCAGCAACACGGAACGCGGGGTGACCCGCCCGCGAAAGATCGTGGTGAACGCCTGGTCGTTCGCGACGGGCGTGCCCGTGGAATGGCTGCTGACTGGGAAGTGCGCCATCAGGGACTCGAACCCCGAACCCGCTGATGTAGTGCCACTGTTCGGCGGCGATGCGGCGTGAATCGCGAACTGGACCATTCCGCGCTGGACGACGGCGGCGCCCACTTCTTGGTCGGCTACCTCGAGGCGGCGGCGGAGTCGCGGCAAAATGAGCGGTTCGGCGAGGTCTGGGAGGACGCCGTCGACGCGCTGCTGGCGTACCGGCGGCACACGGCACCTAATCGTGCGATTTAGAGCCGCCGGGGTGACGATCACCCGTCATGACTAACCACGACGCCCTCATTCGGGCATGGCTCGACGAACTCGCCGCGGGCGGCGCCCGCCCGCAGACGATCGCGCTGCGCCGCTGGCAGATCCGCCGGCTCATCGCTGACCACCGCGGCCGCGACGTACTAGTGCTCGGGCCGGCGGACCTCGCCGCGTGGCTGGCCGGGCAGGGATGGGGACCGGAGACGCTGCGCTCGTACCGGTCGGCGGCGCGGTCGTTCTACGCCTGGGCGGTCGACGCCGGGCACCTGGCCGTCGATCCGGCCCGCCGGCTGCGTCCGGTGCGGCCTACCGTGCCGGCGCCCAGGGCGGCGCCCGAGGCGGTCATCGATCACGCGCTGGCCACGGCCACGCCGCGGGTCCGGCTGATGGTGCTGCTGGGCTCGCGGTGCGGCCTGCGCCGCGGCGAGATCGCCGCGATCCACTCCGACGACGTGGAACGCGACGTGAAGGGCTGGTCATTGCGGGTCCACGGGAAGGGCGGCCGGATCCGGACGGTGCCGATGCAGGCCGAGGTCGCGCTGGCCGTCCGCGGCGCCGACCCGGGTTGGCTGTTCCCCAACGGCCTCGGCGGGCACCTGACCGCGGCGCACGTCGGGAAACTGGTCCGGCGCGTCCTCGGGTCGGCCACCACGCACCAGCTGCGCCACCGGTACGCGACGACGATCTACCGGCGCACCGGGAAGGTCGAGGCGGTGCGCCAGCTGCTGGGCCATGCGTCGCTGGTGACGACGCAGCGGTATATCGCCGTCGACGCCGACGAACTGCGCGCCGTGGCGGAAACGGCGGCGTAGGGCGTCCCCATTTGGCCCAGGACGGCCTGACGGCCGTCGGCCGGTGTGACGGGACCCTAGTCGTGCGGCTTGAGTGTCTGCCCGGTGGCGGTGAACGATGCCAGCCGGATCGCCCGGCCGATGCCGCCGGCGATCGTGTACGTGTTCGGGTTGCCGTCGGCGGCCTCGTCGTCGGTGGACACCGATTGCACCTTGGACAGCTGCCGGGCGAACTCGCCGCTGATCCATTCCCGGTCGTCCGCGGTCAGCCCCATGTCGTCGTCCTCCTGTTGGCGTAGCCGGTCGGCGACGCCGGCGAGTGTGGCCGGGTCGCAGTTGATTTCGAAGTGCATGGAGTCCTTGGTGCCGGAGTAGTCGGCGCCCCAGCGGATGACGCCGTCGACCTCGGCGAGGATCCGCCGTACCTCGTCGACCTCGGCCGGTGACCAGCCTTCGTACTGGGCGCCGCCGTTCGGGTGGTAAGGCGCGTTGTAGTCGCCGGCGGTCGCGCTGGCGTGGTTGGACAGCTGCGACGGGTTGTTCACGTTCTGCTTGTACGTCCAGCCCCAGCACCAGCCGGGCACGGCCTCCTCCACGCGCTCGTCGAGCTGGGTGAACACGTAGCCGAGCACGGTGGACACGTCGTCGGCCTTCACGCCGCCGGGGAACACGACGCCGTTGACGTCGAACGACTTGTCGACGCCGATCGCGGCCGGGTCCGAGTTCGCCGGCCACCCGTTGTAGGAGGTTCCGCTACTCATGGATGAGGTCCAGCAGTCTGACCAGCGCGGGCCGGTCGATGGTGGCCAGGGCGACGACGGCGGCGCGTAGCCGGTTCTGGCCTTGCTGGGTGAGCTCGTCCCATGTCGGGGGCAGATGCTCGCCGCGGCGCAGCGCGTAGCGGACGATGCCGGTTTGGATCGCCTCGGCGACCCGGTCGACGGCCCGGGAACGAGTCAGCGAATCGTCCTCGGTGGACGGGTCAGTCTCGGTCATCGTCGTTTCCTTTCCGTCGGTCGCCTTCCAGCCTTGCCAGCCGCTCGCGGATCGCGGTCAGGTCGCGGTCGATCCGGTAGATGAGCCGGCCGAGGATCGTGAACCCGAGGACCACGATCGCGGCGAGCGTGCCCGTCGTCGCCGCGCTCACCACGCCCGCTCACGTCGCCGGCTGCGCTTGAACGGCGGACAGGATCATGCCGTCGGTGATGACGCCTCCGTCGCGACCGGGGAACTCGTTCGGCGGGTCGCCGGCGAGCGCGGACGCCCAGGCCTCGGACCAGCCGGGCGAGGCGGCGAGGATCAGCATGTTGTCGGCGGCCCAGTTCCGCGGATCGGGCCGGCCTTCCTGCGCGGCCGAGGCGGCGACCCTTGAGGTGAGGTCGACGTCGGCGCTCATGCTTGCGATATCCCAGTAGGACACGGCGTTTCCTTTCTCAGGCGGCCTTGCGGATCACGAAGCGCCGATTGGTGATGGCTATGACGGCGCCGGAGAGTTGGTGTGCCCACATCGATATGCGGCCGATGTCGCCGGCGGCCAGATAGACGGTGTCGCCGTAGGTCTGGTTGTACGCGGATCCGTCGTTGAAATAGCCGGCGGAGCGCCAGTTCACGTTGGGCCCGCTCGAGTCGTTGTGCGTGCCGAACCCGATCATGCGGCGCCCGCCGGCGGCCGTGCCGGCCCACTGGATCATGCCGTTGATGTGATACAGCCCGGGCGTATTGACGACGATCCCGGAGGCGTCGCCGGTCACCGCGCTACCTGCCTGGGACTCCACCGTGCCCGGCGATACGACGGTGAAGGTGTTGTTACCGACGTTCACGCTCGAGGTGGCTGCCATCGATGCGTAGTCGCCGCCGGTGACGTGCGCCCATGCCGACCAGCCGGTCGCGCCGCCGGAGCGGTAGTAGAAGTCTGGTGTGGCGATGCTGTTGCGGTACCAGAACTGCACGATCCGATCGGCGGACGGCGGATAGGGCTTGAACGTCCACACCTGACTGGACACGCCGGCGGGCCAGTTCGGATCGGCCGCTGCCTGCGCGCCGGTCAGCGAGAAGTACGTGACGCCGCCGGGATAGGTGTCTATCAGATCGGCGGCCAGGTGCAGCGGGACCACTGTGACCACGCCGGCGTCGACCGCGGTCGCCAGCGCCTGGATCGCCGACGCGCCGGCCCGGACCTTGTCGGTGCCGACGGGGTAGGGCAGGTTCGCCCGCGTGGTGTTCGGCACGGTTCACACTCCTACCGGCGGGCCAACGCCGTTGAGGTCGTCCCAGGTGATCGCCGGGTCCCAGTTGTTCCATATCCAGTCGGACAGGTCAGGCATGTCGTTCCACATGACGTCGGCGGCGCCGTAGCCCTGCGCGGACGACGCGGTCAGCGCGAGATCCCAGGATCCGGCGGAGTAGTTCGCGACGGCACCCTCGAGGTATCCGACGAGCGGATCCGGGCCCAGCGGCGCCCATGGCGGTAGGGGGACGATCAGCGGCCGGCCGATCCGGGTGCGGCAGTCGAGCAGCTGCACCAGCTGGGCGTCGGTGATCGCCGGCGTGTGGGCCTGGTCGAATTCCAGCGTCGGCGCCCGCCACTGACCGTTGGGGCGTAGCCGGCCGAGGATCCGGTTCCCCACGTCGGTCGCGTCGATCTGGTTGGTCAGCAGCGTGTCGAGGTCTATCCGGCGGACACCCCAGCCGCCCAGCGGCGACTCGGACGCGACGTCGACGACGTCCACGGTCACCCCGATATCGGGCGCGGTCGAGTCGGTCGGGTCGGGTGTGTAGTAGGTGACCGACACGCCGGTGACGATGTCGTCGACGTCCTGGGTGAACCCGACCGAGTCGCGGTCGAACACGCACCCGTCCAACGTCAGCGCGATGTCGGCGACCTCGTCGGCGTCGAACACGATGACGATGAGCGACGCCGGTTTCGCCAACCTGCGCAGCGGCAGACGGGCGCCGGTGTCTTCGATCAGCAGCGCCGGCGCCTGCCCGCTGAGCGTCACCGTCGACCAGAGCACGCCGTCGACCGACGCGGCGACCTGTTGCAGCACCTCGGTGGCCATCCGCACGTCGACGTCCTGTTTGGCCAACGGCTTGGCGGCGATGCCCGGGCCGACGGCGTAGTCGACGTCCTGCCTCGAGGCGGCCATGACGTGGTCGACCCGGGCCTGCAACGACTCGGCCGGCCAGGGCGTGGAGGCGACCCGACGGTTGCCGAGGTCGGCCAGGACGTCGTCGGCGATCACGTCGACCACCGGCTGCCCGGTCGTGTCATCCCAGGACATCGCCAGCGAGGTGATCGAGCCGATGAACACGGTCACGTGCAGCCCGGGCGCGGTCGCGAGCACCGTCACGGTCTCGCCGACACGTAGCCAGTCCACCGGGGCCGGGCGGATCAGCCGGAACGTGCACGAGGACGGGTCGGGCTGCGAGACGGTGTCATCCCGTCCCCAAGTGACGGTCAGGGTGTCGCCGGCGTACAGGCCGGTCGGGT